CACCAAATCAGCTAGAAGAGCTTGGTCTCAAAAGAATTTAGTTGACACCCACACCAATCCCTGTTATACTTAGAGCATAACAATTATTCATGGAGAATAAATGAGATTTGCTCATATCGCGGATACCCATATCCGAAACCTAAAATATCATTTTGAATACAAAGAAATATTTCAACAACTTTACAAATCGCTAAAAGAAGAGAAAGTGGACTGCATTATCCATTGCGGAGATATTGCCCATACTAAGACACAAATCTCACCAGAGTTTGTAGATATGTGTAGAGATTTCTTCCAGAACCTTGCGGCAATCGCGCCAACCTATGTGATTTTAGGCAATCACGACGGTAACCTTCGAAATGGCTCCAGACAAGACGCTCTTTCACCAATCGCAAAGGCTATCAATGACCCAAATCTCATCCTGTTAAAAAACGCCGGAGAGACTAAAATCAATGATAAGTTTTGTCTAAATGTTTTATCTGTATTTGATGAGGAAAACTGGACTGAACCAACAGACTACAACCTAGTTAACATAGCATTATATCACGGTGCTATTGATAAATCCAAAACAGACAGTAACTGGACACTAGGCGGCGACCACAGTATCGAAATCTTTGAAGAGTTTGACTTTGCCTTTCTTGGAGATATCCACAAAACACAGAAGCTAGATAAGGAAGGTCGCATCTGGTATGCTGGATCCACAGTACAACAAAATTTTGGTGAGTCACTGGACAAAGGTTATTTACTTTGGGACATTGAAAGTAAAGATGATTTTACCAATAGACTCATTACCTTCAATAACCCAAGACCTTTCGTTACTCTTTCTCTGACAGAAAAGGGCAACCTGCCAAGACAGAAACCACCGGAAGGAGCGAGACTTAGAATAGTTTCTGAGAATAACGTATCTTTAGATAAGGTTCGCAAGGCTGTAGACATTGCGAAATATAAATACAATCCAGAATCAGTAACTTACCTCAATAGGGCAGCCGGTAAACAAATCAAGGTTGCCGCCCCCGAAGGGTTGGAAAAACAAGACCTGCGAGATTTGAATACTCAAGAGTCTCTAATGGCTGAGTATCTAAAAGAATATGAAGCAACGCAAGAAGTTTTGGAAAAAGTATATGAACTAAATAAACAGTTTAATAAGCAGATAGAAGAAAATGAAGATGTCATGCGAAATGTTAATTGGTCACTTCAGAGTTTGGAGTGGGACAATCTATTTAACTATAGCGAAGGTAATATCATCGACTTTACAAAACTAGAAGGTATTGTTGGCATATTTGGTAAAAATTACTCTGGCAAGTCTTCTATTGTTGATACGTTACTTTATTCTATGTACAACTCTACTTCCAAATCTATTCGTAAGAATCTAAATATTATCAATCAAAATAAAGATGAATGCGTCGCAACAGCAACAATCAAAGTAGATGGAACAGATTATATTATTGAGCGCAAGTCCAACAAATATACAAAACGCTCAAAAGGAGTTGAAACTCAAGAGGCAACAACTGACTTGGAGTTTTATTCACAAGACGCTATTGGAAACCATACAGGCCTCAACGGTACTTCCAGACAAGACACTGATAAGAATGTAAGAAAGTATTTTGGCACACTACCAGACTTCCTAGCAACCTCAATGGCTTCTCAATTAGATTCCCTTTCGTTTATCAACGAAGGCTCAACTAAAAGGAAAGAGTTTCTTGCAAAGTTTTTGGATTTAGAAATTTTTGATAAGAAATTTAAGATGGCCAAAGAGGCATCTGCTGAAATAAAAGTAGCTCTAAGGCGTTTAGAGGGTATTGACTTTGATGCAAATATTAAAAATATTAAGACAGAAATTATTAAAAGTGAACTTGCTATCGAGAAAAATAAAGCAATCTGTATATCTCTAAAAGAAGAAATGCTAGAATTAATGCAAGAGGCCGGCCTCCTACAAAATAAAATATCCTCAGTTCCAGCAGAAATTATTGATCCTGTTATTACTGCCAAGAAGATAACGGAAAAGGAGAAAGCCATTTTGCAAATAAACGCTAAGAAAACGAATGCGCAAAAAAATATTGATGATAATAAGCTTAAGTATGAAAAGATTGAAGACTTTTTGAAGGACTTTGAAATTGAAAATTATAAGAAAAAGAAAGAGTCTTTTACAAAAGTTAGCGACGAATTAAATAATTTGATTTTACTTTTGAAGAACTTGTCTGAGCAAAAAAGACTATTAGTAACAGAACAGGACAAAGTATGTGCCAGTTGTCATCCGCTTATTGGAGAAGCGGTTAAACAAAAAGCATCAGAAATGTCTATAACAACCCGGAAGATTAATATTATAGGCGCCGAAATCTCTCACGATGAGATGACAAAAGTAGATAAATATATAGAGAAACATAGTGCTTTGGTTGAGAAAAGAGATTGTCTCGCAAATTCAATAACGACTAGTAATCTAATTATTGAACGGGCTGACAGTCTTTTATTTAAAGAGCAGGTTGCACTCGATGATCTTAAAAATAAAGCCACAGAATATGAAGAAAACAAGGAAGCCATTGAGAATTTAAAGCAATTAATATCAGACAAGGAAAAGTTAGAAAAGCAATCTGAAAATAAAGAACAGGAGATCAATTTGTGTGAACAAAAGATTATGCAACTACACAAAAAACATGGATCTTCCGAACAAAAGTTATCACATACACAAGACCAACAGCAAGAGTTTAGAGAACTAGAACAAAGCTTTGCAGCTTATCATCTTTTTATGGTCTGTTGTCATCCTAATGGTGTTTCATATGAAATTATTAAAGAAAGACTGCCTTACATTAACCAGGAGATATCTAAGATATTGACTAATATTGTGGAGTTTGAAGTGTTCATTTCTAACAACGAAGACAAGTTAGATATTTTTATTAAGCATCCTAGCCACGACCCACGTCCGCTCGAGATGGGATCCGGCGCTGAGAAGACTATTGCAAGCATGGCCATACGTTTGGCTTTTTTAACTGTGTCCAGTTTACCAAAGTCTGACCTATTTATACTTGACGAGCCGGGAACTGCTCTTGATGAAGAGAACATGGAAGGCTTTGTACGTATCTTAGATATGGTCAAAGGCTATTTTAAAACTGTTCTTCTTATTTCACATCTAGATAATCTAAAAGATTGTGTGGATATGCAAATAAACATTGAGAAAAGAGATGGTTATGCACATGTAAACATATAGGGGGATTTATGATGGCAGAATTGAAAGCATTTGCAGACAAACATACAGAAAAATTTATATCAAGAAAATTTTTAGCATGGCTAACAGCAACAGGCCTTTGCGCATATGGCACAGTCACTAGTGATAATTGGACCGCTATAACACTAGCATATATAGGTACTCAAGCACTAGTTGACATGGCTGTTAAATGGAAACATGGACCAAGTAATGATGACGTGGCTAATTTTTAAAACGGGTTTAGAAAAATCCTGGGTGTGGCTAAAACATAATTGGAAAATACCACTATTGATATGCTGGTCTTTATTCATTTATATTTTTTCAAAAAAAAATACAGAAGCTTTAAGAAAGACTATTGAAATTAATAAGAGAGCACACAGGGAAGAAATAGAAACCATAAATCGAATTCACAATGAAGAAATAATTAACCTTAGGAATTTGCAAAAACAATTTAAAGAGACTATTCTAAGGTTAGAGGAAAGATTCAAAGAGGAAAACAAGCAACTTTCTGAAAAACAAATTGAAGATGTCAGAAAAATTGTGATAAAATCTAAAGGTAACCCTGAAGAGATTATAAGAAAGATTGAAAATGACTTTGGAATTAAATTTAAAAACTAGACTAGTTGCAATTATATTAATATTGTGTTACCCATTTTCCGCATTAGCTGATTTGGAACTAGATAAAGAGTTTTCTCCACCGGCGTCAGCGATATATGTTACTGACGAAGAAATTATTAATAAACTAAATCTTAGTCCTGACGGTGATCCCATATGGTGTTATAACAGTACAGCTAACTCTTTACTGATTTCTTCCGCTGAAAGAGAGAAAGAAAAGTGCCAGCTAAGATGCCAGCACGATATAGCAAGAATTAGAGCAAGCTATACTTTTGAGATCGACCAGCTTCAGATTCAAATTGATAGCTTGAACAAAGAACACGAACAAATATTGCAAATAAAAAACAATCAAATCAGTGAACTCACAGGTGTCACAATGCAGACACCAAACGATAACTCGCTTTGGTGGGCAGCCGGAGGCGTAGCCGCAGGTGTATTAACCACTTTAGCTATAATATTCGCGGCAAAGTGATACTATGAAAGAAAAAGATTTAAATAAGATAGCAAAAATTGAAAAAGCCATAAAAGACAAGTATGGCTCAGAGGCAATACAAAACCCAAAAGGATCCTGGACGAAGGATAAAGAAGAAAAATATCTACAAGATCTCAAAGATTTTTACACTAAAAGCAACAAAAATGAAAAAATAGAAGAAAAAGAAGGATTTACAATAAAGGACAAAAGCCAGAAACAAAAAATCCCCAGAATTTGTCCCATTTGTTCATCCTATTCATTTTCCCAGTACGATGATCTATACATGATAAAATACCAATGCTGCTTCAATTGTTATATTCAGTATATCGAAGACAGGGAAGAAAGGTGGAAATCTGGCTGGAGGCCAAATGACTAACTATTTATTAATAGCAAACTATTTATTGCAAGAGGAATATACACAATGGCAACAACTTTAGAAATTATAGACTGTATTTCACAGGTACTATCCAACACCTATGACGGCGCCCACGACGAGAACGGGGAGCCAATAAAAATAGGACTTCGAAGAGAGGAAGGTAACCCTCTCCTTGATCAGAGGGTTATGGACGGGTTTGGTGCCTCCATAGCTGGCGACCGGCTTCACATTAAATACCACGCAGAGATACCTCTTAAAGAGGTTCACTCTAATGATTTTGAGGGTGAAATGGAGTCAATGGTGGAAAAGGTAAAATCCTTTATTCAAAAAGAATACAAGAAAGTTAAAAAGTCCGCGCTTACCTTATCTGAACCGAGCGAAGTAGATGTTTTGGTTGAATATATATCTCGAATCCGCTGCAGCGTCAAGGTGCACAAGTGCTACAAAATTGGCGGCACCTCGGAAGATGTTTCAAGTGAGGTAGAAGAAAGACCCACAGACCCAGCTTATGATAAAATGCTTAAACTTGGTGGTCTCAAATAGGAACTTCGGTGGCAATAAAACTCACAAAAAGAGAAATAATGAAAGAGATTGTCCGTTGTGGCAAAAAGCCCGACTATTTCATTCACACATACGCAAAAATAACACACCCTCAAAAAGGCTTAATACCTTTTCATTTATATGACTTTCAAGAAAAATTATTAGAAGACTTCGAAGATCATAGGTTTAACGTTATATTAAAAGCGCGCCAGTTAGGGATATCCACTATCACAGCAGCCTATGTAGCTTGGATGATGATGTTTCACAGGGAAAAGAACGTTTTGGTTATAGCTACTAAATTTAACACTGCAGCAAATTTAGTAAAAAAAGTAAAAGCAATAATCAAAAACCTGCCACCTTGGTTAAGAATTTCAAACGTTGATATCGACAACCGGACTTCATTCCAATTATCTAATGGATCTCAGATCAAAGCATCTTCTACCTCTGGTGACGCTGGCCGATCGGAAGCTTTGTCTTTGTTGGTTATCGATGAGGCTGCTCATGTCGAAGGTTTAGATGAGTTGTGGATGGGCCTTTACCCTACACTCTCTACTGGCGGCCGCTGCATAGCACTATCGACTCCAAATGGCGTAGGAAACTGGTTTCACAAGATATATGTTGAGGCAGAGAATAAAACAAACGATTTTTACTACACTAAATTACCATGGCAGGCACACCCAGACAGGGATGATCAGTGGTTTGAAAAAGAGACCAGAAATATGTCAAGGAGAGAAATAGCACAAGAATTAGAGTGTAATTTCAATATGTCGGGCGAAACAGTTTTTGCCCCTGAAGACATATCGAAGTATAGTGAAATGACAAAAGATCCCAAATATAGAACTGGTTTTGATAGAAATCTATGGATATGGGAAAACAAGCAAGAGGGAAATACTTACTTGCTGGCTGCAGATGTAGCAAGGGGCGACGGCAAAGATTATTCTGTTTGTCATGTATTTAAGCTGGAGACTATGGAAATAGTAGCCGAATATCAAGGGAAATGTACACCTGATGTATTTTCCAGGGTTTTATATGATATGGGACAGGAATACGGATCAGCACTTTTAGTGGTTGAAAACAATTCTGTAGGGTTCGCCGTACTTGACAAATTAAAAGAAAGGCAATACCCTAATTTGTACCACTCTGTAAAGTCAACTCACGAATTTGTGGAAGAATACCAGGCTGATCAAATGTCAAACGCTGTTGTGGGCTTCTCTATGACCTCGAAAACTCGTCCTTTAATTGTAGCTAAACTAGAAGAATTCATCAGAAATAACCTAATTAAAGTATATTCATCTCGTTTGCTATCAGAAATGAGAACTTTTATATGGAACAATGGAAAACCAGAAGCTATGAGATCTTATAACGATGATTTAATTATAGCGGCCGCAATAGGGTGTTGGGTCCGCGACACAGCATTGACTTCAAATCAAAGAGATATTGATTACGCAAAAGCATTTATTGGATCTATAACAAAAAATTCAAACCAATTAGATACTAGGATAAAAGGCATGATAGGAAATAGAAAATTAACCATACAGGATTCTGTGAATAAGCAAAACAAAGCATATCAAGATTTCCCGTGGTTATTTAAAGGATAAAAAATGGTAAAGAAAACAAACAACAACACTAGAAATCCACAAAGCACACTGTTCCGGAGATTAACAAAATTACTTTCCGGTCCCCTAACACAATATAGAACACAGAACAGTCACAGATTAAGAAGGATAGACTTAGATAAGTTTGCCTCAAAGTTCACTTCTGCCTCTGGCAGAGATTTTATGAAAACCGCCTATAATCCTTATGACAATCTACAAGCAGGATATATGACCTCTCAGCAGAGAACTGAAAGATATGTGGATTTTGATCAAATGGAATACACGCCGGAGATAGCATCAGCTTTAGACATCTATGCAGATGAAATGACAACCTATTCAGCCTTATCACATATGATGACAGTTGAATGTGATAACGAAGAGATCAGGGCCATATTGCAGTCACTTTATAGCGATGTTTTGAACATTGAGCATAATTTATTCTCCTGGTGTAGAACAATGTGTAAATATGGAGACTACTTCTTGTATCTTGACATCGATAACGATTTAGGCGTAACTTCAGTTATTGGCCTTCCAACAAGAGAAGTTGAAAGATTAGAAGGGGAAGACAAAACAAATCCAAATTATGTACAATTCCAATGGAATTCTGCTGGCTTAACATTTGAAAATTGGCAAATAGCACATTTTAGAGTATTGGGACAGGATAAATACAACCCTTATGGAACTTCCGTTTTAGAACCATCAAGGAGAATATGGAGACAACTCACTTTACTCGAAGACGCGATGATGGCTTATAGAATTGTTAGATCACCCGAGCGCCGCGCCTTCTATATTGACGTGGGGAATATTCCCCCACAAGATGTAGAACAGTATATGCAAAAGGTCATGACCACAATGAAAAGGAACCAAGTAGTTGATGCTGAAACCGGACGCGTTGATCTCCGTTATAATCCACTTTCGATCGAAGAAGATTATTTTGTACCCGTTAGAGGACAATCTTCTACAAGAATTGAAAGCGTCCCCGGAGGCAAATTTACCGGAGACATCGAAGACGTAAAATATTTAAGAGACAAATTGTTTTCTGCATTAAAGATACCGTCAGCCTATATTTCATCAGATGGGGAAAAAACAGAAGAGGATAAGACAACCCTAGCACAGAAGGATATAAGATTTGCACGAACAGTACAAAGGTTGCAAAAGTCTCTCATTTCTGAGATAGAAAAAATTGGCGTGATTCATCTCTATACTTTGGGCTATAGAGATGAGGATCTTGTTTCTTTCAGGTGCCATTTGAATAACCCCTCAAAAATCTCTGAAATGCAAGAGCTTGAATATTGGAAGACTAAATTTGATATTGTTGGCGCCGCCACAGAGGGCTTCTTTTCAAAACAGTGGTTGGCTAAGAAGTTATTCGGAATGTCAGATGAAGAATTTATTAGAAACAGAAGAGAGATGTTTTATGATAAAAAATATGAAGCAGCACTTGAGACTGCAGGCGAGGCGGAACAGGCTGCTCTCACCGCGGGCCTCAACGCAGGCCCCGACCCAGGCCCAGGCGGGGCCCTTGACCTAGGCGAACCCGGCGGCGCGGGTGTTGTAGGCCCTGAGCCTGAATTGGGAGCAGGGCCAGATCTTGATGCCGGAGACACGGCAGCAGACTCACCAGGTCCCGAAGAGGGAGATCTCTTGGCTGCACCTCCTGGTAAAAGAGAGGACAGTAAAGGCAGAACAACAACTGATAAGTCTCATGGATGGTATGAACCTAGAACCTTGACACCAGGAGGCGATAGGAGAAAAACATCCGGACCAAGAAAGAAGAACCTTAATAGAGCAGCAACTCCAGAGACCGGTACCACAAGAAAAATGTTTCCTGGATATAGTGAGTTGAGTGGGATTGCAAAAGGTACCAGTATTTATGAAGAGAAAGAAACTAATTATAAAGCAGAGGAGCACAAGATCTTAAAAAACCAAAAAGAACTAGATGCTTTATTCGAGAGCTTAAAAGCGAGGAAACAAAAGAATGAGACTGAGACACAATAAAAAAAGAAATACCGCGTTTGTTTATGAGGCGCTGGTTAGAGAACTTACTGAATCTGTCGTGAAAAATAACAGAAACAAACAAAATAAGATTGTTTCTATTATTAAGGATTGTTTCGAAGGTTCATCACTTTTGAAAGAAGAACTAGAACTCTATAAATCTATATATGAAACTAAGGATATAGAAAAATCGACAGCAGAAAAAATAGTTTTTCAAGTAAAACAGAGGTATGATTCCCTGGACAAGAAGAGGTTGTTCCAAGAACAGAGCGCCATGATCAGCAAGATCAATAGAACCTTGTCCACAAAGGTATATGGTAATTTCGTACCAAATTACAAAACTATTGCGTCTGTGTACTCAATTTTTCAAAGTGCCCTACCAGTAAAGGACAGGGTATTGTTAGAACAAAGTATTGTAAACGAAATGTCATCTTCAATTGAAATGCAAAGTAAAACGATCCAGCAGCCAATTGATACTTTGACTTATAAGACTTTTGTCAATAAATTTAATGAAGAATATTCAAATTTACTATCAGAAAATCAAAAGATTTTGTTAAGTAAATATATATCATCTTTTGCCGATAATGGTTTGGAGTTAAAAATTTATTTAAATGAAGAAGTTGGAGAATTAAAATCAAAAATTAATCAATATAAGAAATCTACTAGCATTGCGAATGATAATTCTCTTAAAGAAAGATTTGAAAAAGTGTATAATATCTTAGAAGATATAAAAGATAAGCACATAGATACTGAAGTAGTTGAAATAATCCTGAGCGCTCAGCAGATGATAGAAGAAATAGATGAGATAGAAGAAAATGGCAATTAAAGCAAAGATTGAATTTGATCCAAAAATTAAATTAAAAGCAAGAAGAACTTTAGACGGCAATATTCTAATTTTAGATCACGAAGATATAGATATAGTTTTTATGCCGGAACAGAGCAAATGTATTTCTTTCCCAAAAGAGGCTATGAATGATCAAGTTTACGCAGCCCAAGATAGAATGTTTTCTTTTTTGGCAAAAAAAGGAATCGTGAGCCATTCTTCGATTAAGGGCGGTAATGTTTTTGGTTCCCTAGAAGCAGAAGTTCTACAATCAAAAATACCAGGTATTGATCAAAGTCAGGTATTTCTGTATGTTTTGCATGAATATATAACTGGGGAGAAGCCTTACTTTAAATCTTCTAAGGAATTTGATGATGACCGGCTTGACGCTCTACTGCAACCCTCTGATGAAGACTCTACAGAGTTGGGCGATGTACCACAAGACGCAAAGAAGGGGTCCATGGACTCGCGAATTCGCCCTTATGGTTTTCAATATAATTATTCACTCATTAGAGAAGATGAAAGCGAGGACGAATGAATTTTATTTGGTTTTGCCTGATCTCTTATGGTCTTACGCAAATTTTAGTTTATGGAAAAATATTTGAACCCATTCGCCCCACAAAAGGATGGTTTGGTAAATTATTTAGCTGTCCTATGTGCGCCGGCTTTTGGGTGGGCTTATTTTTATGGACCATAAACGACTATACTCAACTAATTAATTTTGATGATTCTTTAATCACTGCTTTATTATTAGGTTGTGCTGCTTCTGCAGCGTCCTTTTTAGGAAGTATGCTAATGGGTGATGATGGGATTAATGTAAACCATACTATCTGTGATGAGAGGAGAGAGTAAAATGGGATTTATAGAAACAAAAAAATGGAAACTACAGCCAGTACGTCGTTGTTGTACGGGCAAGCAACCGGTGCGGGTGGCCCCCGCACTTCATAGAGGTAAGAAATGAAATTATTAAGAGAATATTATGAGTTGTGTGAAGGTGGTATATGTCAGGACCTTTTAACCGAAGATGAAAAAAGGCGCGTAGCTGAAGGCGCCATTATACTATCTGGAGTCATGCAAATGTCCGAAACACAAAACGGCAACGGCCGTGTATATCCTCATAAGATTTTAGAAAGAGAAGTCTCAAATTATATGAAGATGGTCGACGAGCGACGCGCCCTTGGGGAATTGGATCATCCAGACACAAGTGTTATAAATTTAGCTAATGCTTCTCACCTGGTAACCAAGATATGGATGGAAGAAAAAAAGTGTATGGGAAAAATAGAAGTACTCAACACACCATCAGGTAGAGTGTTAAAAGAATTAGTAATGGCCGGAGTTAAACTTGGAATATCCTCAAGAGGAATGGGTTCGGTTTCAGAGAACAATGGAGTAACCATGGTTGAGGACGACTTTCAGTTAATATGTTTTGACATGGTTTCGGATCCATCCACGCCAGGTGCATTTATGATGACCGAAGCCAAAGAAAGATCAAACATTTTTACTAAAGAAGATAAAATTCAAAGATCTTTAAACAATTTTTTGTATAAGTTTGGTGAAAAATGAAGAAATCTGAATTAAAAAGCATTATAAAAGAATGTGTAAAAGAAATTTTGTTTGAAGAAGGGGTTCTTTCAAATTTAGTAGCCGAAGTTGCTTTCGGCATTACGAAAGCACAAGGTCAAATACTGGAATCACCACAGCCAAGTAAAGCTGATGAGAAGTTTTTAAGAGAAAACAAGAGATCAGCCGAAAAAGAGAGAAAAAAGAAGCTCTTGGAAACAAAAAACAAGATGTTAAGCGCGATAGGCGGAGAAAAGATGAAAGGAGTGTTTGAGGGAACGGAACCATTACCAAATACCGGCCAGTCAAACACTCATTCGCCAATGGCAGGCAGAGCCCCTGGGGATGCAGGAGTAGATATTAGTAATTTGTTTGGCCTTGCGGGCCAAAAATGGCAAAAGTTGAAGTAAAGGAACAAAGATGGGAAAGCGAACGCCAGTGCATGTAGAAATAGTGATTAGGGATCAATCACAAGTAGAAAGAATGATAAAGAAGTTTACCAGAAAGTGTAAAAAGTCTGGACTCTTCGATGAATTGAAGGAAAGGCGGTTTTTTAAGAAAAAATCTGTCAAGCGGAAAGAAAAGAGAGCCAGAAAGCGCCGCCTTTCACAAAAGTCAACACAAGACTATAAAGATAAATTTGATAAACTTAAATAGGAGATTTTAAAATGGCAGGATTTAATAATGTACCATCCTCGGGTGAAAAGAGAAGTTATAATAGCTGGGGGAGGACAAGGACCCCTAAAAATATATTATCACCGCATCGAGCAGGTATCAATGCAGCCGGAGCCCCACTGACACTCCAAATTGGCGCGACTACAACAGTCACTTGCATAACTGAAAACCAGAGGTTCCTTCACGTTGTTGTTCAGGCTCCCGCAAATGGTGCCCGTTTGGCTATTGTTGGTCAAATGTACGCTGCAGCAACATACGACGCGGATGGAAACCCAAACGCTTATTCTGATATACCACTTTCATCTACAGCAGGCACGTCTTTGGCGGCACTCTCCACGGCCGGCCATCACCTTGTTGAGATTGGCGGTATAGATAAGATAAAATTTACCCTTACTGACAACGACGACGCCGCCGCCGCATCAATACAGGTTTATGCAGCTTGTTCTACCTTCTCTACATCATAAAATTTTTTCCTTCCCTTTAAAAGAATAAAATACTATTTATTTAGAGACAAATATATTTGTTTGTGCATAACTGTTTAAATTGTTAGGAGTCAAAAGAATGTCAAACTTACTAGAAAAGGCCATAATCGATGCCAAAGCGCTCAAAGAAGCCGCGCTAAAAAACGCAGAGCAGCTTGTAATCGAAAAGTATTCCGAAGAAGTAAAAAACGCTGTTGGGCGCCTATTGAATGAACAAGAATTAGATGACGAAATGGGTGATCTGGGCGGCTTAGATGATTTCGGAGACGACCCTTTCGCCGGCCTTGAAGGTGACACTGAAGGCCTCGGCACAACAGAGGAACCAGCATTAGACCCAGCACCAGAAATCGGCGAGGAAGAACAGGAGCCCTTAGATCCAGACTCTTTAATGGGTACCCTGCCAGATGGTTTCTCTGCAGATGAAGACGAACTTGTAACAATTAAATTAGACTCCCTAGATGCAGACTACGAAGATGAAGATGAAATTGGCGTCTTTGGTGGTGATGATGACTTTAGCGATGATGAAATAGGGATTGATATTGAGGACAAATTTGCAAACGAAGAACCAACTGACGATGAGATCGACTTATCAGATTTATCAGTAGATGACACAGCAGGCCCCAGCGCAGGAATCGATGTATCTCAAGACATGGTCCAAGAAATATTGGACGAAATGGGAATTAGTGAAGAAGAAGTCGACTTAGACGAGCTTCTTGAGAGAGTCCGCGTCGAAGGCGAGCCACAAAAATCAGGCTGGGCAGGAACCCCAGAATCTATTATGAAAGAATATGAAGCCATGTTATTGGCAAGAGAGCAGGACAGCAAAGTAAAGGAAGAAAACGAAGAACTTCGCAAAAATGTTGCTGCTTTACAAAAAGAAAACAAGACTTTAACGTCTGCGGCTAAGAAGCTGCAGACTAATAACAATAAATATGAAACAGCTTTTAATACATTGCAAGAAAAGTTGGAAACGATGAATGTTTCAAACGCAAAGTTGCTGTATATTAACCAGGCTCTAGAAAATGCCTCCTTGAATGAGCGACAAAAAAGAAAAATTGTCGAAGCCATTTCCAAAGCCGAAACAGTACAAGAAGCAAAGATTGTTTTTGATACAATGAGTGATACTGTTGGAACTATTTCAGACGTGAAACGGGACACAACATTAAATGAAATGGTATCTAGAAAATCTTCACTACTTGTCGCGGCTCGTAATGAGCAACCAAAAAAGGATGCTAACCCCTTATTCAATAGAATGCAGATGTTAGCAGGTATAAAGACACAAAAATCTTAAAGAAAAGGAGGTGATTTTATTATGTCTGTTTTACAAAGACTAACAGAGGGCGTTCAGTCTCGCGATATGCAAGCTGAAGGACAAGCTCTCTTAAACAAGTGGGAAGCCACTGGTTTGCTTGAAGGCCTTAGCGCCGGACAAGCAAAGCAGGGAATGGCAGTGCTTCTCGAAAACCAGGCGAAGGAACTTCTTCGAGAAGCCTCGTCTATGGCTGCAGGTGATGTCGAAGGCTTCGCTGCAGTTGCATTCCCTATCGTTCGCCGTGTATTCGGTGGACTTATAGCAAATGATCTCGTATCGGTTCAGCCAATGAGCTTGCCGTCCGGTCTCATTTTCTTCCTTGATTTTAGCCACACCAAAGCGCGCCTTGGGGCCGGAGCAACCGAGTCGGTTTATGGTGGTAACAAACTTGGTAAGGAGATCCAGGAAGGTGTTGACCTTGAAGGTGCTGATGCATCTGGTCCTGGCGGGCACTATGAGGTTGGACACTCGCACAGTAGTGCACCAGGCTCCGCCACCGTTGCCGGCACCGCGCAGGTTTCTTTGGTTGGAACTAACACTGTAAACATGTCTACAGCCGCCGCCGTGATACCGTCTGCAGTAGTAGATGGCAAGGATAGAGAAGTTTTGCAAAAAGCAATTCGTTACGATGCTGACTTGCAGCGCGCTGATATCCGAGTTCAAATTGTAGATATTAATATACCAGCGAAGATCGACAGAGGTCGACTTGGGGCATTGGAACTTGCACATCCAAACCAAGCCAATGCATCTTTAATTAGAAGGTTGACTTCAATTGTTAGTGGTAAACTTCGCTTGGTGTATGCACTAGAGGGTCAAGACTTCAGTGGAAACGGCGCAGCGAATGGTGGTGTTCTTCGATCAAACGAGCTTGATGGTGATGCCGTTACTTTCGTGCAGCGAGATGAAATCGATAATGTTGGTTCAGCCGCACCAGGTGCTTTACTTGCAGGTACAATGGTTCTTGAAGAGCCAGGTGCAGGCATTTCAGGCGCCGGAGGAGCCCAGAAGGCTTCTGGTGGAAAAGGCGGATCCGAAAATACAACTGAAATGTCAGAAATTGATATCAAGGTTGATTCGATTGCTGTAACAGCGACAACCAAGAAGTTGAAGGCAAAGTGGTCTCCTGAACTCGGTCAGGACCTTAATGCATATCACAATCTCGATGCAGAAGTCGAGCTTACTGGTATTCTTTCTGAGCAGATCGCCTTGGAAATTGATCGTGAACTTCTTCACGAACTTGTTGAGGGCGCAACTGCCGGAACTCGTTACTGGAGCCGCTCACCTGGCTTGTTTGTTGACTCATCTGGAGCAGAAGTTGGACATCAATCGGCAGCCCCAGACTTCACCGGTACAGTTAGCGAGTGGTATGAAACACTCATTGAAACAATCAATGATGTGAGTGCTCAGATCCATAGAAAGACGCTCCGCGGTGGCGCAAACTTTGTTGTTTGTTCCCCTGAGGTTGCTAACATCCTTGAGTTCACTAGTGGCTTCCGCGCAAGCGTAACTGCTGACCAGGACCGTGGCACCATCGGTGCTATTAAGTCTGGTAGCTTGAGCAAGAAGTTCGACGTTTACGTTGATCCTTATTTCTTGCGCAACGTACTTCTTGTGGGCCGTAAGGGTAGTTCGTTCCTTGAGAGCGGCTTCGTATACGCCCCATATGTACCGTTGCAGGTAACACCAACCATCTTTGGTACGGAAGACTTCGTGCCACGTAAGGGTGTCATGACCCGTTACGCCAAGAAGATGGTGCGACCAGATATGTATGGCCTTGTTGTTGTACGTGGTCTCCTTGGTGAGTCCGGTCGATCCTCTTAAGGATTGACAATCTAGAAATAGATTAAAGTTGGGCCCCGTCATTAAGTTGGCGGGGCTTTTCTTTTTCTATTGGTAAAACGTAACACTATTTATATTGTATAACCCTATTGAAGGAGGATCCATTAAAATGGGCAAGAAAAAAAGAGCAATACACAGATCATCAAAGTTTATGACAAAATATTTTCAGTTTTTAGATAACGTCGACGGAGCCAATGACGAAAGTCTGGATTCGACAAAGCTTGACGTAAGATTCCAAAGTCTAGATATTGTGGACAACGGAAACCAAACCTTTAAATTTACTGGTTACCTCCAGGGCCCTGGTGACACCACCGGCGGAGATAAATTAGACGGAGACATTGTTAAATGGTCAGTAGATGGTAATGCGACAGCACTCAGCAATAACACCAATGACGCTGGCAATATTATTGTCGACGGAAGTGGCTCTGGAAGAAAGAAATATAGAGCAATGCCAAAAGAATCATCCGGCGCAGGTAAAGGTATGATTATAAATAATTCATCACACAAAGTTCTCACTGCAGGTGAGCATACATTAGTCTGCACACTCTACAATGAAGCGGGAACAACCGCGACAGCAGCAACAATCACAAAGAAATTTGATATCGCCCGCTCAGTGATTACTATGACACCCACCGCTGATTTCTTAAAAAAAGATAACACAAATGGACAAATCGATATCGACCTGACAGAAATCGGTGTTGTTGGTACCCGCCCCGGTGAGACACTCAAATATAATCCTGCCTCAACCTCCGCGGGCGGCGACGCCGGTTCAAAACATGCGGTGAAAATCACAGCTACTTTTAAGACAGTAACTACTGCTGATCATGCTGACGATGCAGCCGCAGCATTGGCCGCAGAAGCTGGTCCCTTCGCGGCATTAGACCTCGCAAACACTGACGATGGAGGAGAATCTTCAGCCCCTAATTGGGTTCTGAAAGATGGCCACAGTAAAGACGCGGTGGCAGACTTACTTCTTGCTCAAATCGCATCAGGTAAAACTTCGCATATTAAATTGACAGTCACAGCCATGAGACTACCCGAAGGCGCCGCCGACGCCATCCCTAACTACGTCTCAACAGGAGATACTTTTACTGATAGCGTGACAGTCAAAAGAGCGTAATAAGAAAGGATAAATAATGGGCAAGAAAAAGAAAATATTTTTAGAATTTAAGAGATTCGGAAAAATAAAGAAAAAATGGGAAGCTAAATTTGCAAATCTTTTGGGCTTGGTCACCACCAACAAAGTTGAAGAGGTGGCCGAGACCCCTAAAGATGAAGTAATAGAAGAAGTAGTGACCGAAGTGGAAGAAAAGCCAAAGACCACTAGAAAAAAGCGAACTCCTGCGAAAAAAACAACAACTTCCACTAAGAAAAAAACAACCTCCACAACTCGCAAAAGGCGAACCACCAAAACAAAAGCAGATGCCTAGGTTAAATGCTTGGCTCAATAACTAGTTATAGTATTGAACTATACTTAGTGAGGGCTAATAATGTACAAACCTACATTGACACCAAAAAGCACATTATCAGCAATTGTGCTACCAATGACAGGTTCAGACCAAAACAGTTTGGTTAATCAATCTGTGCCATATAAAATTTATTCAGATGAAAATTCTTCTTTATACTCTAGTCAGTTTCTTTCGGGTGCTGTGGATCAAGTTTCCTATGTTTATAAGAAACTTGGGGGAGATATTTTAGATTTAGAAATAACACAAGGAAATGTTTATGCTGCGTACGAGGAAGCAGTGCTTGAGTATTCATATATAGTTAATTTACACCAAGCAACAAATGTGCTATCAGACGCTCTTGGCAACACTACAGGATCCTTTGACTCAAAGGGTGTTCTGATGAGTGGTTCTTTAAGTGGAAGCCTGTCAGGCTCCCATGTGGCCTTAAAATATCCAAAGTTCGACTACAGCATGGCCCGACGAGTAGGAGAGGGTCTAGCTTCAGAGATTGGCTTAAACAGTTCCGTGCAATATTCTGCGTCATTTGATGTAAACCCTCCGCAACAAGAGTACGACCTACAACAAATTATAACGTCACAAAGCCAAATTGTTGCAACAGGTTCGGTTACAATAACAGATATAGCAAAACTTGCAAATGATGATCAAATTAAAATTATTGCCGCAGATAAAACGGAGATTGTTGCAAAGGTAGCAGCTTCAAGTGATACAACTGATAAAAACAATGTTACGTTTATACTTGGTGGATCAAAAGAGGCAGCAGCAACAAATTTGGCCACTGTCTTAGATCTAAACACTAAAATCAAAGCTTCTGCTAGTGGTTCCGTGGTAACTATCACACAAGTTACTCCTGGGTCTACTGGAAACACGGATATAACTTTGACAGACGCCGGCGACGCAGGAATGAGTAAGTCAAATTTCTCTGGAGGTATTACTTATCCCTACACTTCTAAGGATATTGCCGGCAGAAAAATATTAATAAAGAAAGTGTATTATAAAACTCCGCATGCAATGTGGAGATTCTTTGGTTATTATGGTGGATTAAACGTTGTTGGGAATCTACACAATTATGGACAGTTTTCTGATGATTCAACCTTTCAGTTAATACCGGCTTGGCAGAACAAAGCACAAGCAATGGCTTTCGAAGATGCGATATACACTAGAATGTCGCACTTTTCTTATGAATTGAGAAATAACAAGATAAGGCTTAGTCCGATACCTTATACAGGTGGTCCCCGCAAGATGTGGGTTGAATTCTCAATACCCGAAGACGTCTGGGAGAGTGAAGATGACAAATCAGTAGACGGTGTTAATAACATGAATACGCTACCTATTGGGAATTTGCCATATGAAAACATAAATTCTATAGGAAAGCAGTGGATCCGCCGGTTTGCACTAGCATTATGCAAAGAAACGCTGGGACAAGTTCGTTCTAAGTTCAGTTCAGTTCCGATTCCAGGAGAAGCAGTAACACTAAATGGCACTGCATTGCTATCAGAAGCAAAAGAAGAGCAAAATAAACTTAGAGATGAACTGAAAGAAACTCTAGCTCAGCTTACATATACAAAGATGGCTGAGCAAGATGCGAATATGCTCGAAAATACTGAAAAAGTACTCGAGAAGGTTCCAAATTATATCTTTGTAGGGTAATATAGATGTCTGATGATAACAAATGGTCACAACCTGAAAGTCCACCGCCGCCTTTATTCGTGGGGCAAAAAGAAAAGGATTTAGTAAAGCAGGTTAACGATGAAGTAATAGAAAAGGTCGTGGGCCAAACAATAATCTATTACCCCGTCAGTTTAAAGGACACAAACTTTCATGATCTTTACGGCGAAGCTATTGATAAGGTTTTTATGGATCCAGTTAGGATTTACGCAATGGTGAAATATGTTTCACAAACGACAACTGTCACTGCTTTGGGAGTCGACAGAATAGAAAGGATAAATGTAGCGTTCCACAAAAGAAGGCTTACAGAGGATCAAGACTTGTTTGTAAGGGAAGGTGATTTTATACAATATGGTCAATATTTTTATGAAATTTTAACACTTGAAGAACCTAAGTGGCTCTTTGGCCAGGTAGAATCAAGCTTTGAAATTGCCGCCACATGTGTTAGGGCTAGAGAGGGGCTTTTTAATGTCTGAAAACAAAGAATTAGAGAAAATACACTTCGAACCCTCTACAATAGAGACAATCGACCGGTCTGTATATGAATTTGTGAAAAAACTAAACCTACAAGTAGACACTAACAAGGGTGTTTCGACTGTTCCGATCTTGTGGGGTACTTCTGAACGCTCTTTTCTGTCTAAAAACTCACCGGATTCAAGGGATATTCAAGGCGCCTTAGTATTTCCAGCTATTTCTATAAAAAGAAATTCATTTCAAAAACCAGCAGCCTCCCCGGGCGTGTTTGTGGGCAATATCCCAGAGTCATATGGTTCAGAAGGTGGCACGTTTGAAGTAAGTCGAGTGTTGAACGAAGCAAAATCTAGAAACTTTGCGAATGCAACCGCAAACAGGTTAGCAGGACAAGAAACGTATCCGATAAATAATAAAAAGAAAGTCTATAAAATTTTGACAATCCCAATGCCAGTTAATGTAGAATTATCCTATCAGGTCACACTAAGAACTGAATATCAGCAGCAAATTAACGATTTAATGTTGCCATTTATAACAAACCCTGGTACAGTTAGAGCAGTAAGACTAGAATTTGGAGACCACAAATATGAGGGCTTTATTCAGCCGCAATTTCAGTCACAAGACAACTTATCTTCTTTCGAAGGCGACGCCAGAAAGTTTGAGATGTCTATAGATATAAGAGTTGTAGGTTATCTTGTGGGACACGGACCCAGCCGCGAAAAACCTTTTATCTCAATAAGGGAAAACATAGTAGAGGTCAAAATACCTCGCGAACGCGTAATGGTCTCCGAAGAAGAAATGAAAAAATACAATTTATAGTTTTACTTTTTTTATATAATATGTTATATTTAATAACACAATTAAAATCACATAAACAAGCAAAGGAGAAGCAAATATGAGTGATGAAAACAACAACCTTAATGTGGAAGATCTAGTAGAGACTCCCCAACAGCAAGAAGAAACACCAGAGCCTAGAGGGTTCAACGAAGAGGAAATAATTGAAATTGAATGGGAACAGGTAGAAGACCTATTCCACAATAAGCAGGCACTGAAACAAACAGAACAGTATTTATCAAGAATGGCGTTGGATTATGAAAAGAAAAAGATGCAACTGCTAGGAAGAATTCAAAATCTAGAATCTATGATGTATGAGAAGGCATCCGCGTTAAGAGATGAACTATCAGTATCACCAGAGTTAACATACGAGCTAAAACTGCCTCAATCTGAAGGTGAGAAATCCTATTTTATTAGAAAAGATTTTCAAGAATAGCAAATAGATTACTATTTAGTTGTACATATAAAAGTAAAACAGGATTGAGAATAATATGTATAACACGAGTGACATTGGCATAGCAGCATATCTCCAACTTAGGGGAATTAAGCTAAAAGAATGTAGAAGATTAGAAACAGGAAAATTTTTCTTTAGTTTTGATGATCCAAACCAGGTTTGTCAGTCTTTAGCTTTGGAATTTCTAGATTCTGATTTTTGCAGATTTGATAATAATGTCAGAAACCTCAAAAAAATATTGTTCTCTTGAATCTTCAGATTGCTATTTATAATGCCAGTCCAGTTAGATCCTTTAAGCGCCATTTTTATAATATAACCTTACATTAAATAATTTTTAATAATCATTCAATTTTATAATTTTATAATTTTATTATAGTCTTCCAAAATATTTAAAAAACATAGGAGGAAATAATATTATGGCTAGAACAACTATACAACCATTACAGTTAAAGATTACAGGATCTTTAGCCTCGGCAGTCACCACCCTAGACGATGACTACGTCTTTCTTACACAAGATGCAGCTTCATCTTCACCTGCAGGCGCAACACAAACAATCACCGCCGCGGCGATGCAGGATTACTTTTCGAAGATGGACCTAAGAGAGTCAGGAGCATCTGGAGCATATCAACTCGTATTTGCAGATGACGATAATGAATATAACGGTGATAACGCCACCAGCTACTCATCGTTCCAAACATCAAGACTCCAGGAGAGCACTGTAACAAGCGCCACCACCTCGTTAACCTTCAGCCCGGAGTATGGTGTTTCCGCTGCAGCAGGCTTAGCTGTGATCTTTACGGATAGCAGCAGCAACAAGATAGCCTTTACTTTTGATAGCTCCGTAAGTTCCAGTGCTACGAGTGTTGCTGTAACTTTTAACGCGGGCTTGTCAAACGCAACGACGATGAATAAATCTAGTATTTCTTCAGTTACCTCGGTTACAAAGGGCTCAGGTGACGGTAAGTTGCGAGTAGATGGTTCTCATTTAAATTACAACCCAAGTACAAATAAGATGACCTTGGCAGGCAATCTTCAAACAGCAAGATTAGAAATAGACGGCACCACCGATTATATTGATGTATCTACAGATCTTCAAATTATCGCTGCAGCAGATATTCTTCTCGACCCAGGTGGATCAGATGTCAAGGTTGACGGTAACCTTTTGCCAAATGCAGATGACGCTTATGATCTTGGATCAACTTCGGCTGCATGGCAAGACCTTCACCTTGAAGGAGACGTGCTTTTCACAGATGCGGGCAAAGTTGAAACTGCAGCCGGCGCACTAACACTATCTACCGCTGCATCGAGTCAAAATATTATCTTAGATGCGACTGGTGACATTGAAATCAATGCTGACGGTGGAACTGTATCTTTTAAAGATGCTAGTACCACGTATGCTAGTATAACTTCTGCAGGTCTCCTCCCAGGGGCCGACGATACCTACGATCTTGGATCAACTTCAGCCGCTTGGCAAGACCTTCACCTCGAAGGAGATGTGCTTTTCACAGATGCGGGCAAAGTTGAAACTGCCGCCGGCGCACTAACGCTATCTACTGCTGCTTCGAGTCAGAACATCATCTTAGATGCAACTGGTGATATTGAGATCAATGCCGACGGCGGAACTGTATCTTTCAAAGATGCTAGTACCACGTATGCTAGTATAACTTCTGCAGGTCTCCTCCCAGGCGCTGATGACACTTATGATCTTGGATCAACTTCGGCTGCATGGCAAGACCTTCACCTCGAAGGTGACATTCTTGCACAGGACGCAATGACAGTATCTACTGCCGCTGGTGGGTTGACAATTGACTCTATTGCTGGCACAGCAACTGTTGATGGTCACACTGGTGTAACCTTGCAATCATCTAACTCTGGTGACATCTTGCTCGATTCTGTTGCAGATATCGTTCTTGATGCTGCAGGCGATGATGTTGTCTTTAAGGACGCTGGAACAGAGATTGGTAGTGTCAACATGGCATCGAGCAACTTGACAATCAAGTCTGCTGTTTCTGACAAGGATATTATCTTTATGGGTAATGATGGTGGTTCTTCAATCACTGCTCTTACTCTTGATATGTCTGATGCCGGTAAGGCAACCTTCAACGGCGCAGTGGTCGTTGGCGGCGACTTGACAATACAAGGAACCACAACCACACTTGATACGACTAACCTTCTTGTCGAAGATCCAATTGTTGTTCTCAACAAGGCAAACTCTTCAGCAAACGGTCAGGGTGGTATCGCAATTGAAAACGGTGGTTCTTCCACGGACATGGTCATCGGCCGAGTCGCCAATGACACATGGGGTGTTGGTACAAAAGATACTTCTGGTGGTGAAGCAGTTACCGTTGCTGACATGACCTTGGGAGCCTTCCGTGCCGGCAAGCTTGAAATAGACGGCGCCAACGACTATATCGATGTCGATACTGATCTCAAACTTATCGCCGCGGCTGATATCGTTTTGGATCCGGGCGGCGGAGACGTAAAGGTTGACGGTAACCTTTTACCAAATGCAGATGATACATCGGATCTTGGATCCACATCCGCAGCATGGCAAGATCTTCACCTTGAAGGCGATGTCTTGATGACAGACGCAGGAAAGGTCGAAACCGCAGCCGGTGCTCTTACATTGTCTGCTGCTGGATCTTCTCAGAAGGTTATTATCGACGCAGCAGGAGATATTGATCTTAACGCTGACAGCGGTCAGATCGTTATGAAGGACGACTCTGCAACCTTGTTTACTTTTGCAGCAAACGAGATTGATGTCGCCTCTGGGGACTTGACACTTGACGTTGCTGGGGATATTATTCTCGATGCAGCAGGTGCACAAGTTAAGCCTGGCTCTAACGACCAAGCAGGCCTTGGCGATACGTCAACGAGATGGTCTGATCTTTATATGGCAGATGGTGCTATCTTGAGTATGGGTGCTTCTTCGTATGATGCAAAGATCACTCACTCATCAGCCGATCGTTATGGCGACGATGCATCGTCTGATAGACTGACTACTTCTTTCTCTGCATTCCAAGCGACCAGAATTCAGGAGTCGTCTTTAAGTCAATCAACATCTGCACTTACGTTATCTCCAGAAGTAGGAACTTCGATAAGCAGTGGAGAGGTCATTGTATTCCAAGGATCCGGAAGTGATAAGATCGCGTTTACTGTCAGTAGCTCGGTCTCCTCTGGTGACACCTCAATCAGTGTCTCTTTCAACTCTGCCGCTTCTTCGGCTTCATCACTTACCGTGAACAAGTCGGATATTAGTAGCACTTCAAAGGACCTGGGAGCTTTCAAGTCAGCCTTTACGGAATCTACAATCTCGGCTTCTGTTACTACTCTTAACTTCTCAAGCGCAGCTAAGGCATCAGCGTTTAATAGTAAGGTTGGATCTAACGGTACTGTCAAGATTGCAGACGGATCAGTTATAGCTACCACTGTATTATCCTCGTACTCTTCGGGTACGTCGATAGGTGTATCAATCTCAATGTCAGGAGGTTCTTCCTTCAGTGCATCGGGCATTGACAGCATGACCATAAAACAGTCTGCTCCGGCACACTCTTTGACGGTTGATGGTAGTTATGCTTCACTGGACTTAGCTGACCACGACGGATCAGAAGCTGGCCTCAAGCTCGCTGGAACTCTTGTTAGTGCAACTGCAGCAGAACTCAACATCATGGATGGCGACACGACTGCAGCCTCGGTTACCCTTGTAGCAGGGGACGGCGTTGTTCTAAATGATGGTGGTACTATGAAACAAGCACTTGTAAGCGATTTTGGTACTTTTATGAGTGGTGATGGTCTCCAAGTTTCATCTGGCGTCCTAGCCGTCGATGCAATAAAGGATACTTTCCTAGGAACTGGTGCTTTAACAAACAATATCTCTGCTTCGTTAAGTCAAGAACCTCTTGCAGATTCTGTGCAAGTATTCTTGAACGGTGTTTTGCAGACTCAAAGCGGCAGTTCAGGTTTGGGCGCATCTATCTTCGACTATGCGATCGAGGGTTCTGGTTCAAGCCAGAAGGTTGTGTTTGAATCTGGCGTTGTCGATTCCGACGATGCAGTAGTAATTCATTACATCAAAAAATAATGAAATAACTTTCAAATCCTATCATATTTCCCACCTCAGCCCGCCTTTTTGGCGGGCTTTTCTTTTTCTTCTTTCCATTGCAAGAAAGAAAAACTATTTAATAAGTAAAATAACAATTATTTTATCCTCATAAGGAGATGTTAAGCATGGCTACAAGAAAATTCAGATTTGTTTCCCCTGGAGTATTTTTAAAAGAAATAGATTTATCACAACTTCCAGGCCAGGGCCCGGGTGTTGGTCCAGTGTTAATTGGGCGCACAAGGCAGGGTCCATCCCTAAAACCTTATAAAGTACAAACACAGGATGAATTTAATAGAGTATTCGGATTGCCGATGCCTGGAAATGAAGGACGAGATCCTTGGCGAGATGGTACTGATTTACTTGGAGAAAGCTATTTACCATACGCAGCAAAGGCTTATTTGTCAGCCAATATTGATTCACCAATAACAGTGGTGAGGTTAGCAGGTATCTCGGGAGAAGAAGCATCAGCCTCAGTCCCAAATTCAGAAGCCGGCTGGGCCGCTAGTAATGCATACGGTTTATTCGTTTTTACACATTCAGGTTCAGCAACACCACCATCGGCCCAAACCGCAGACCTTGCAGCAATTTTTTATGGAACAACGGGATCATTCAGCGTTAAACTAAGAGGTCAAAATACATCAGGGTCAAATATAATAACTGCAAACCCAGGAACCCCTGTGCATTTCAGTTCTCAGAACCGAGTAACGTTTCAGTTAACTGATGGTTCAACAACGAAAGATGTTGTTTCATCGCTAGAAGAAATGAGAGAAGAGTTTAACACGAATCCTGTCATGTCAAACGACAACATTGCAAATCCAACTGCAGCCTCACTAGCAAGTAAGTATTGGCTAGGAGAAACGTTCGAGGAAACTGCATCTAAGTTAACTGCTAGAATGTCAGGCTCCTCTGGTGTTAAAAGAACAGCCGTCATAATGAAACTAGCCTCTGGCATGGAGGGGCACAGAGGGCCGAAACACCAACTCGGCGAAGGTCGTACTGGTTGGGTTATAGCCCAAGATACATCAAGAAACGCGGGTGTATTTGATGCAACAAACAATACAAAATTATTTAGATTAGTGGCGTTACAAGAGGGCTCTGAAGCTTCAAGAAACGTAATAGTTGGAATAGAAGATATAAAAGTTGCCCGCGAAGGTGCACTCGACCCATACGGCGAGTTTAGTGTTGTTGTTAAAAGAATAGAATACGGCACCGGTAGGTTAGTAGAAGTAGAAAGGTTTGATAGGTGTAATCTTAATCCTAAATCCGACAACTTTATCGCAAAAGCAATAGGGGACCAGTATTTTGAATGGCATTCAGGTGAAAAAAGAAACAAATTAAGAGAATCGAATCCAAATATTTCAGAATATATAAGAGTTCAACTTGATGCAGATATCCAGTCGAATGGATTACCTAATAAATCTTTGATACCGTTTGGTTTCTTCGGTCCAGTACAACCTAAGAAAGCATCAGCTTCTGTCAACGGATCTACAGCTTCTGGTGTCAACGCTGCCGGAGGCTTTTTGCAAGGCAAAATTCATCTTTCACAATCTTCTTCTGGTTCAATTAATTTCCAGTGGCCTGAATTCCCATCCGTTTGTAGTGGATCCTTGAACGATCAATTTTATCTTGGAGCAACGCCATACTTGCTCTCACGCAAGAGTGGCGCTCGCCTAGGTGAGTGGACAACAACAGAACAAATAAATGAAGGGTATGTTGATCATACTCGAAGAATGTCAGAGTTAAATGGCTTAGCTACAGACCAAGACGATGGTGTCGCGGATGGTTCCCTATCAGAACATTCTTGGGCATTTTCAATGGATGAAGTGGTTGTGAGTTTAAGCCAACAGGCCCAGGACGCGGGAACAACAGTTTTAAATATAAGTAGAAATTCAGATGTTGGTGATATTGTTTGGAAACGCGGCTCCAAGACTGGCCGAAACGCTACGGCAGTAATAACTTTTACAGCGATTCCAGATGGAGATGACACATTGATCTTGACGGATGCAAATTTGGTCTCCGGAACATATATAGTTGTCGCCGGCCAGAACCATTCCGATGGTAGTAAAGATAGCAGCGGCCGCTTTAGAGTCGGCCGCGCCGCACTTGCCGACTTGAATGCTTTTGTTAATAGGTTGGCCACAGTTATTAACGCACAAACAGATCAAGCGCTCACCGCTTTGGCTGTAGGTCCAGTATTAACTCTGACCCAGGACGTTGTCGGCATTGCAGGCCAAACTTCTATCAATGCAACTAACTTTACTGGAGCGACAGTTACAGGAACAGGTTTTGTGGATGGCGGAGGCACTTCATATTCTGCAGTGTTAGCTGACAATGACGGGGGCTCTTTAAGGCCACTATTAAACATAATCAAGGGCTTTCATATGCCTCTCTTGGGCGGCTTCGATGGAACAAACATTACTGAAGCAAATCCTTTCAATAATGATGTGCTACAAGGTAAAACATCAGCAACCTCTTATGCATATGCTTCGGTCGACAGGGCAATAGAATTAATAAGGGATGCAGAAGTAGTAGAACACAATTTAGCAGCGATGCCAGGAATAACAAACACATCCTTGACTACAAAGTTAGTCAATACATGCGAAGCAAGAGCAGACTCATTAGCTATTATCGACCTTCCAGATGTATATGTTCCACCTTCTCAAAGAAAGTGTACGAACTTTAAGGATAGAGTCGACGGCACTACACCTGAGTTATCCGCTGCAGCTTTAGTGAAAAGACAAATTAATTCTTCTTATGGGACAACTTATTATCCTTGGTTGAAGATAAGAGATACCAGATCGTCAAGAGACGTTTGGGTACCACCATCAGTTATTGCTTTGGGTGTTATGGCATATACAGAACAGAGAGATGCTGTATGGTTCGCCCCAGCCGGCTTCAATCGAGGTGGGCTCAATCAAGGAAACGCAGGGTTGCCGGTCTTGCAGACCTCGGAACAGCTTATGTCTAAAGATAGGGACACCCTATATGAAGCAAACATAAATCCGATCGCATCTTTTGTTTCCGAGGGAATCGTAGTTTTTGGACAGAAGACTCTCCAATCTACACAGTCCGCTCTTGACAGGATTAATGTTAGAAGGCTTCTAATTTTCATCAAAAAAGAAGTTTCAAGAATTTGTAGCAATCTTCTTTTCGACCAAAACGTTCCATCGACTTGGTCTCGGTTTACTGGACAAGTAGTTCCATTGTTAGAAGATGTAAAGGTTAGATTTGGGTTGTCTGACTTTAAAGTTATATTAGACGAGAGCACAACAACCCCAGATTTAGTAGACAGAAATATTATGTACGCTAAGATATTCTTGAAGCCTGCAAGGTCAATAGAGTTCATCGCAGTTGATTTCATAATCACAAGCACTGGTGCTGAATTTGACGATTAAAAATAAAATTAAATACTATATATTTTAGGAGATTAAAATCATGTCAGATCAATTTTGGAATAATGCGGGGATGGAGCCAAAGAGAAAGTTTAGATGGCTTTTGTACTTCGCAGGCGCGCCTCAATTTATAATCAAATCTGTGACAAAGCCGTCTTTTAACATCGGCTCAACTTCACATCAGTTTTTACAGCACACGTTTAACTTCCCTGGAAGAGTGACCTGGCAGGATGTTAGCTTAACATTGGTCGACCCAGTAGATCCCGACGCAGCACAGACATTATACAATATGTTGCAAGCATTTGGTTATGAGTTACCAACAAACGTACTTGCGTCAGCAACGGGTATGAAAACTATCTCAAAGAATGATATGGTCACCACTTTGGGAGAATTTAAAATTCAACAAATTTCAGCAAATAGTAATGCAGAGGTGTTAGAAGAGTGGATATTAAAAAACCCTCAAATAACCTCAGTATCTTTTGACGGTCTAGATTATAGCTCGGATGAAGCATTGAATATACAAATCGGAGTTAAATATGACTGGGCGACTTTGAATGAGTTAGCCACAGAACAAAAGCCGCAGTGGAATTGGAACAACCGCGAAGGATAATAAATTTAAATTTTTAGTTAAAGTTTGATAATATAGTTTAGTTTAAGAAAGAGGATAAATGAGTAGAAATTCAAAAAAATTCACCGGTAATACAAACCCGGATTATAAAGAGTCAGAAGAAAAACAAGAACAAAGCCCTCAAGTTGAGGCTCCACCCACACCCCCCGGGGCCCCACCTGGATCCCGAAAAAACATAAGAGACCTTTTTGGGTTGCCTTTTATAAAACCAGAAGAAATAGTAAAACTCCCGTCTGGTGGTAGGTTTTATCCCCACGGCCACGCGCTGAGGGGTCTAAAAGAAGTAACAGTAAGACATATGACGGCAAGGGATGAAGATTTGTTGAGTTCTGCAAGTAATCCTAATGGTAAGACCCTGTTCGATAAGTTGATAGATAATATTATGTTAACTCCTGGTGTTGATTCTGAGAGCTTGTTAGAAGAAGACAAGATGGCAGTTTTACTACAGGCAAGAATAAGCGGTTATGGTGCACTTTTTAAGACAGAAACATTCTGTGAAAATTGTGGAAAAACAACTCCGCACGAGTTTGATCTAACAAAGCATGAAATTATAGAGCCAAGCTTTTATAAGGAAGATGAAGAAGATGAAAACCAGTTGCCAAAATACTCAGAAGTATCAAACACTTTTTTCATTAAACTACCAGTAACTGATATAGAACTGGAAATTGTAAACTTTGATGAACAAGTTGCTAAAACTATCAACAAAAGTAGAGAACAAAAAGAAAAATATAATTTGCAGTTTAATTATACACTTGAATTCATGAAGCAAGTAATTATAACAGCAAACACAGTTTCCGACCCTTCAATTATTTCAGAACTAATTGAAGTGTTACCAGCAGCCGATGCGGCTTACCTCAAAGAATTTTATAATAGTTGCCGTCCGAGAATCTCGACGCTTCAAGAGACAACCTGTCAGGTGTGTAATAATGTCTCTGAAAAGGAGGTGCCCTTGTCTTGGGCATTGTTTCGCAGAGGCTTTCTCTAGTGCACAACAAAATATATACGAAGAGATATTTTTGTTAGTCAAAGAAGGTAACTTTTCTTTTACAGAAGCCTATAATTTTCCCATAGGTTTAAGAAGGTGGTTTGTCCAAAGAACCATTAAGCATATTTCCCCACAAGAAGAAGAGTAATATTTTTTAAAAAATATCTATTTATCTTAGAGGCTATAAAATGAATCCCGCAAATGAACAAATCGCGAAACTTAAAGCTCAAGTCGCTAAGTTAAAAAGCAGAATCGACGGCATTGAGGCTGAGTCTTTTATAAAAGTTAGAGAAGGCGGTATATTAGAACAAACCGATGATATTAACAACTTAGTTAAAGACATCGAAAAAACATTGTCGAGAGTTGCAACCCGCGGCGCCGTTTTTGCAAAAGGGGGCCCCCTAGAGACTTCCCTGCAAAACGCGGCAATGTTTATGAATAAATTCTTAGGATCAACAAAACCAGCAACAGAAGCTTTTAACGCACTGATGGGCTCCTTTCAACAGTTCGGAACCTTAGCTGAGACTGAACTCGGCACGGGCATGGACTTATATGCAGATAAAATGACGGCTCTGGCTGGAACGTTGAGAGAGATGGGCTTAAGTTATGGTGAATTTAATAAAAATGTAGAATTGGGAACATATACATTAAATCTTTCTGCAAAGGAAGTATTAAATTTGAACCAAGGAATTGTTGATTTCGCCAAAGAAATAAAAATGTTACCTAGTGTGGTTTCGCAAAATTTTCAATTAGTTGCAAAAGCGATGGCATACAATGCTCCCATGATACAAAATGAATTTAAAAAAATTCAACAACTATCAGCAACAACCGGGGTCTCCGTAGGGACTTTAATGTCCGGCTTTGGCCAAAAATTAGACACACTATCCGGAGCCAGCGCCTTCGCAGGAAAACTGAATTCTATATTAGGGCAGGTGGTATTTAGTCCAAACGAAATATTAATGATGAGTGAGAGTGACCGCATGGTGAAGGTGCGAGAGGCAATTATGAGGCACCCAATATATGGTGAAATTAAATCGGGCAGTAAATTGGGAGTCTTTGCATTAGATACTATCAGGGGCTTGACTGGATACAGCCGTGAGGACGCAAGAAGGTTTTTACTTTTTGGCGACCAACCTGGATCTACGGCCGGAGGATCTCTTAAAACCAAATTGGGAAGAAAAGTCAATGAGTCTTTCGACGCCCCAGGTCAAGCGAACAAGGCATTGACGGACCTTGCAGCAGGAATGACAAGCTTTACCAAACAGTTAGAAGCGAATGTAGAAACTCTGATGAGGATCGGTATCATACCTAAAACACAACAAGGCTTGGTTTATGATAGGAGAATGTACACGCCCGGTGGTATGCTCACAAACCAAGGTTATAACCTCGACGCGACCAAATCCTTCACCAAGGCCGGCATCGGTCTTGAATTCGGCCAAAGTGTAGGGACCAAAACTGGCATCGGCAAACCGGCAGATCTTTCTGCGGCTGTCAATGCCGCCCCGATGCTTATTGATGTGTTAAGAATATTGCAGACATTACCCGATAAGAACCGCGGCGTCTTGGCCGGCCGAGTTCAAACCGCCTTACAAGATTTTAGTCAAGGCACCATCGACGCCCGAGCGTTGAATAAAAAAGTCGCCGCAATTCGCGCCTCGGCGAAGGCATTTGATCTTAATGAACCCATGGATGACGTTAGCCCCGCAGAAGCATCCTTTATTAAAATTTTGAGAGACAAATCAGCCGGCCGATTAGGTATATCAAGAGACTTTCTAAGATATTTCAGAACCAAAGGTAATAAAGGCCTAAGTGACCTTAGTGGAGACGACAAACTCAAAGCCGCGATGAAACGCGCAGGCATTTCCGAGGCAGAGTACAATGAGATAACCGGAGACTCCGGTATATTCACCGGCACCGAGGGCAAGAAGCGCCTTAAAGAAATCAACGATGCTCTTAAAAACTCCTCTAAGGGCATCACCACACCGGACACCGATGAAGTCATAACCCCGTCTAAAGCCCCCACAGGGGTACCTGGCTTTAGCTATTTAATGGGCCCCCAGAACAATGTCGCGATAGCAGCAGTGGTCAAAAGCCAACAAGTATCCGCAGCCCAAAACAGACGAGTCAGCACCACACAGACCACCGCGATTGTTGGCGCATTGAAAGGTATGACTGGTATTTTATCTAAAATGTTGAATCACCCGAGCACTCCGAAGGCAACCAAAGAAAAGTTAAATGAAGTCATCGCGGCAACCAACACAAACATTGAAGCGCTTAAGGGGCTGGGTGTGCCAACCGAGAAAGTGAGAAAGCTGTAATGATGATTAAGGAGTTAATATAATATTATGTCAATAGAAGATTCAAATGGACAACGCTCTACCCTTTATTCTATAAATAATATTGCCCAATCCCATGCAGGTGCCGCAGGGGTTATACATTTTCGAAGCGCTGTTGTGCCGATGAATGTATCGTTTCCGGCATTTATCACTCAATTTTCAGACAACTATAATGTTGGCTGGGGAGGTGATCAACCATTCGGCAGGACAGATGCAGTAAAAAATTATCAATCAACAACCCGTCAAATACAAATAGCCATGGATGTAGTTTCAGAATCAAAAAACCAAGCAATACAAAATTTTAAAAATATTGAAAATTTAACCAGCATGTTATATCCTGTATATAGTGCACCCATTGGAAATAACGATAAATCTAGAACAATCTCAGCCCCTCCATTGATGAGGATCAAGTATGCTAATTATATACATAGCCCAACAAATTCAAACGGCCTTCTGGGAACAGTTCAAGGAATCAACTTTCAACCTAAATTTGAATCAGGCCACTATATAACACAGGAAGGTAATTTAATACCGATGATTTTTTCGTTAAGTTTCCAGTTCCAACCCCTCCATGAACACCCGCTGGGCTTTAACGAAAGTGGCATGAGGTTACAAGATTCCTGGCCATGGGGGGCTAGCATAAATGAGATATCAGAGGTTGCCGTCCAAGCCAGCGATGATCCGGACGAAGACTAATAAGAAGGAGAAAATATTATGACTGATTGGGACTCACACGCTTTTAAATTAAGAAATAACAAAGATGCAGGGATTTATGTAGATTTTTTTGAAAGAACAGGGTATACAGAAATAATACATCATGGTATAATTCCATTTGGCGACCCAAACTCCTTGGAATTTAAGGAGAATATAAGCCATCATCGTCACCTCTATAGTGTAGGGGATAACTTATCTAAAATAGCCCACAAGTATTACGGAGACCCGCGTTTGTGGTGGATTTTAGCTTGGTATAATACCAAGCCAACAGATTTTCATTGCAAAATAGGGGACACAATTAAGGTTCCAGTACCACTGGAAGAAGTACAAGAGCAAATATTTAATGTGGTGATTTTGTAACATGTCAAGGAGAATATTTACACAACAATCTTATTTAAATTATTTGTTATTAAGAGATTTGAGGAGCCTATCAGCTTCGACACCTCGAAAGAACTTGCCTGTTTTAAAAAATGTCAGCAAACTAACAAAAACTAGGACTGCAAAAGTATTAAAATTGACAGGCGCCTACGAACCTACGACCGTAATTAGTCGGTTTAAAATGCCGAAAAAAAGGTCTAAAAACTGGAATAAAAACTTTTTAAATCTTACCCCGGCAAAACTATCTATGCTAGTGCCAGAAGTCAGGTTATATTTACTGGACCCATCTGATGAAAAAGGAAAAAAGTTGAAACCTTTTTATTTCCCTGTATCAACTGATTATAGCGTTAGTGACGTGAGCGGCCGCATTATAAATAAAGCCCCAGGAGTAGGTGCCAGCGGTGGAGCAACGGTGGATACTTTAATGTCCCCCTTTACAGCAGCCGCAGCATCTATAGAGAACTTTTCAGTAACTTTACGAGGCAACAATCTTTTCGAAGTGGGTAGAAAACAATTAGACGCTAAACTTTCTATTAATTTGGATAACCTGACAAAGTTGTTTGATACCCCAAGCGACTTATACGCCCCTTTAGCTGATTTATTTATGATCCGAACTTCAACAGCCCGTAAAAAACTTGCAGCCAC